GCACTGTATCCCACTGCTACATTGTAAGTGCTTGTAGCTGTAGTGAAGTTTTGTACTTTTAAAGCACCTCTACCAATCGCCACTGACTGACTACCTAAAGTATCGCCACTTAACGCTAAAGCTCCGACAGCTACGTTGTCATCTGCGTCCGTTAAAGCGTCACCTGCTTCTCCACCCATGAGAGTGTTGCGGATGCCCGTGGTGACTGCATTACCTGCATCATAACCTACAGCAGTGTTATAAGCGTCTGTAGCAGTCGTAAAGTTTTGTGCTCCTAAAGCACTTCTACCTAAAGCTGTACTCTTAGCTCCTAAAGTATCTGCTCCTAAAGCATTATATCCCAAAGCAACATTGTGACTTGAGTTTGTAAGTGCATCACCAGCCCCACCGCCTATAAGGGTGTTGTGTACGCCTGTGGTGACTGCTCCACCTGCTGCGTATCCAACAGCAGTGTTAAACATGTCTGTTGCAGAACCTGGGTTTTGTGCATCAAGGGCTGCATCTCCAATAGCTACTGACTTACTTCCAACAGTATTAGAACCCAAAGAGTTAAGACCAATAGCTATGTTTCTTGAACCTGTTGTGTTTACATCTCCAGCTAACCCACCAATAAATACGTTAGCAATACCTAGAGTATTTGCTACACCTGCACCAGAACCTATTGCAATGTTATATGCGTCTGCACCTGCATCTTGATCTTTTAAAGCCTGATAACCAATAGCCACATTATGACCGTGACCATCTTCTGTAGACAGTGCTTCATAACCTATGGCTACATTGTTAGCTCCTGCTGTAATAGCATCACCTGCAAAAGCACCCATTATAGTATTCTTAACACCTGTGCTAACAGATAAACCTGCGTCTACACCTACAGCAGTATTATAACCCTCTGCGCCAGCATCAAGATCTTTTAATGCCCTGTAACCTACAGCGGTATTATTACCATTAGCGTCCTCCGTTGATAATGCTTCATAACCTATTGCAGTATTGTTAGCTCCACCTGAAAGTGCTACACCTGCAGACGCACCTACTATAACATTCTTAACACCAGTGGTAACTGCAGTACCTGCTTGGTAACCTACGGCTGTGTTTAAACCAGAAGCCCCTGCGTTTTGCATTTTAAGAGATTGATAACCAACAGCAGTGCTTTCACCATGACCGTCTTCCGTCATAAGTGACTGAAAACCTATTGCTATGTTATTACTACCTGCAACAAGTGCAGCACCTGCTGAAGCACCCATAATAACATTATCTGTACCAGTAGTTATTTCAGTACCTGCATTATATCCAACTGCAGTGTTGTCATCTGAAGTAGTAGCAGCGTCTAAAGCAAAGCTACCTATTGCAGTATTTCTAAGACCTGTACTAACAGATAAACCTGCATCTACTCCAACAGCAGTATTGTAACCCTCTGCACCAGCATCTAAATCTTTTAATGCTCTATAACCTATAGCAGTATTATTGCCGTGACCATCCTCAGTTGAGAGTGCTTCAAAACCTACAGCCGTATTGTTAGTTCCTGCTGCAAGGGCATCCCCTGCTGAAGCACCTACTATAACGTTTTTAACACCTACTGTAACAGCAGCACCTGCGTTATACCCAACTGCCACGTTTAAACCAGACGCACCAGCGTTTTGCATCTTTAATGCACGGTAACCAATAGCAGTACTTTCACCATGTCCATCTTCAGTCATAAGTGATTCAAAGCCTAACGCTACGTTAGCTGTACCTGTAGTTAAAGCTGTACCTGAATAAGCACCTATTACAGTATTGTCTGATGCTGTTGTGATTGCTGTACCTGCATCGTAACCAATGGCTACGTTATCATCTCCATCAGTAGCTGTGTCTAAAGCGTTAGCACCTATGGCAATGTTTCTTTTACCTGTGGTCATTGCTTCGGCTGCTTGATAACCTACCGCTACGTTAAATGAGTCAGCACCTGCGTTAAGTGTTTTAAGAGCCTGATACCCTATAGCTGTGGCAGTACCATGACCGTCTTCTGTTAACAAAGATTCAAAGCCTACTGCAACATTACCTGCACCTGCTGTAAGAGCTACACCTGCAGACGCTCCAATAAGTGTATTCTGAACCCCTGTTGTTACTGCTGTACCAGTCTGATAACCTACAGCAACGTTTAAGCCAGATGCACCTGCATTCTGTGTCTTGAGTGCTTGGTATCCGATAGCAACAGTTTCACCATTACCGTCCTCTGTTGAAAGAGCTTCGTGTCCAATGGCTATGTTCTTACCACCAACAGTCAGTGCATCACCTGCAGACGAGCCTATGGCAATGTTATGATCACCCTCTGTGAGTGCAGTTAGTGCAGCATTACCTAAAGCAACGTTGTCTCCACCTGGACTTGTACTATCTAAACTATCTAATGCAGTTAAACCAAATGCTATGTTTCTAGAACCATCAGGATAATTACCATTCAGTTTAATTGTAGCATCACTAGCACTAGCATCAGTAACATTTAACGCAGTTAAGTTAAGATCTCCTGTTAGATGAATATCTTTAAACTTTAAAGAGCTAGTACCTAAGTCCACGGTATTAGTTGTTTTTGGGCGTATAGCTGATGCAGTAATAACTACATCCTGTGACGGACCAAGAACCTCAATGGGCGCACCCTCTGCAGATGTACCATCGTGTGTGTGTCCTGAAGAATTGTTAAACGCTGCAACTACTGCGTCAAACTCACCGTCTAAGTCTGCTGCATTGATAACGTTACCGTCAGCAATGTTATTACCTGTATCGTTTCTGGTGTAACCTGTTCCCATGTCCGTTTACCTTCTTGTGTTTGTTCCGTATTCTAATGTTATAGCATCTAGTGAAAATGGTGGGTCTGTACTATCAGAAGTGAATTGTAAAGATACAACATACCCTGTTCCTATCATTTGTGATTCAAATAATGTTAGTAGCTTACTACTATATACTGCTGACGATCCAAAAGTAGTTGATCCAAAAAATGCAACTTGACCTGTTTGATTACTAAAATCTATCTTAGTAGGTTGTACACTATTCTTTTGGTCAAAGTCAAGCTTTAAAGATATGTCAAAAGACACACTACCTCGTGGATCTGTGTATAAGAGCATCTTGTAAAATGTCTTACGTACTCTAGGATCACTTATTGGCAAATAAGGTGTAGCAAAAGAAGTTTCTACATTACCACCATCAAAGCTACTTCCGTTTTCCATAGAGTATAAATAGCCATCATCGTTAGAAAAAACTACAGTTTCTTTTCCTAAATAAAATCTACTGTCTGCTACGTGTGCGTTTATTCCTTGGACCTCTGCCCAAGCCATACCTTCTCCACCCTGCCCTGAGAACTGTGTACCCAGTATACCTTTGGAGCTTCGATTAGTTAAGTTAGTTTTGTATCCTAATATTCTGTATTGTGATTTTTTACGAATAACTACACTTGTAAAAGAAGTGTGTGATGAAATAAAAGATGTAGCCTCTTCTTGTATAGGTTTAGATACAACAGATAAACCAAAATCTCCCAATCTTTCTGTAGCACTTAAAAGCCTCAAACCATCAGGAGCAAGAAACATTACATCTCCACCAATCTCCTGCATAGTATCTTCATCTATACAACCTATGTCAGTTGTAATGGGTTGTAACTGAAAGTCAGATACAGTGTTACCTACTAATCTTTGGATACTAGATTCAGTAAATATTATAAGTTGTTCTCTAAATACAATAAGTCCTGTAACTTCATTACCTACATTTATTGTACCTGCACCATTTGCTGCTGTAAAGTCATTGTCTGTATAAGGTGCAGTAAAAGCTATGTTAGAACCTTTAGCAAATAGTAACTGGTTCTTAAAGCTAACAACAAACTTTGCTCCTACTACATCATTTGGGGCATCATTAAGATCTGTAAAAGATGTTCTATCATATAGAGCAGGAGTATTAACTCCATCTACTATAGCTATTTTTTCAGTACCACTATAGTTATATCTAGAAAACCTAGTTTTACTAGCACTTTCTCTTGACGTACTTAAAAAAGTTATTACAGCATTATCTGCAGGAGAACTAGCTAATGCAGGTGCTATTGTAAGGGTTGAGCCACCTGAAGAAACTGAAGGAGTAGAAGTTATAGTGTATATTTTATCTGTGGTAATACTAAATGTTAACGCTACATCATTTGCTACTGATTGTGCTGCTGATAATACTAGATTATTTTGGTCTGATAGACTAGCTACAGTCACTCCATCTGGGATACCATCACCAGATACAGTCATACCTGCCACAATAGTTCCAACATTACCATCTACAACAAGTGCAGTTGTACTAGATGTGGCTCCATTTACTACTGCTGTTGGTCCTGCAGCAGCTATCTTAAAAACATCACCTATTTGAGGAGTACTTGTAAGACCATCTATTGCAAGGCTTGTACCTGTTTGTGATGCACCATTTACCAGTACACTTGTTCCGTAAGAAGGTACGTTTATTAATGTATAACCATTTCCCGATGTTCTAAAAAGACTTTGATTTTTTGCAACTATTACTTGATCTACAAATACACCTACACCTAATGTTAGATGTTTATTTGTAGTGCTTACAAACTCTACTGTTTGTCCATTAGAAGGAGGATCAAGAAGACTAGAAGTTAAAGTTAAAGCAGCAGATTTATTTGTACTATTAAAACTAACACCACCAGTTGCAATAGTATAAACTTTAAAGAATGTTAAGTCAACATCATCTGTTAGTG